TCTTCTGTAATAGTTAAAACTGATGATCCAGTTCCCTCAATCTTTAATGTATAAAGACCTCCTGAGTAAGTGAAGAAACCACGCATTGAAGATATAAGAGTTTTTACATTATCAATTAGTTTGGTTTTATTTCCCAATGCAACATGACATTCAAATAACTTAGTTGTACTTGCTCCTGAATGTGTCGTTACATTTGTATCACAAACACCTTGAGCGGTTGTAAAAGCTGTCGTATCTATATCACTTGCAGATAAACCTTTTCCATATCTTGTAGAAATTAAATAATCATGTAAACACAATGCAGGATTAGCAGAAAATGCCATTGAAGTTCCACTTAAATTTGTATTAACTATTTTACCTCTTATAACAAAATTTATCTTAGGTATTCTATTAAAAGCATCAGAATTATATTTAAACCTAAAAGCGGCATGACATATTCCCTTACCCAAATGGCTTGAGTCCCAACCTAACGAACTAATTGAACTTGGATTATTAAAAGAATTTACTGTTTTGTCATAATGATACCCATCATCAGTACCATTAAAAAATTGAAAATTAGTCAAATAATGTGTCGTCTCAACACCATCAACTTCTTCAGTTCCTTGATATGCTGGGTGTGAAGTTTCAATAGTAAGCCCTGAAGTATTACTTGGGACTAATGTACTATGGCCAAAGTTAGACATACTTTCAATGATAGTCTGTGTTCCAAATGTTGAGTCTGAACCAGTAAATGTTGCATAGAGTTCATCGTCAATAAATAATTCTGTAAATCTTGCAACTTGCCCCTCACATAAAGCTAAGATTACATATAAAAACTGATTATCTGTTGAAGTTGCTAACCAGACTATATTACCACCTACTTTACGAGTTCCATAAATAACTGGCAAAGCATTATCGGAGTTTCTTTTGTTTACTAATATTCCATCACCAGCCAACAGAGCATCAAGATTAGGCATATCAGGCATATCAGGTATAAGCCAACCAAATAAAAAATCTAAAGTGTCATCAATTATATCTTCTACAAAATCTACTACATCATCAACAGCATCTTCTATATCATCAAATATATCTTCAATAGGTTCGCACATTATAAACCATATCCATATTTATGACCTACTCTACGAAACCCAGCATCAGAAAATAATTTTTCTCTGGCTGGTATTTCTCTACCATCTAATGTGTTTAACATACAAGGCACTAAATTTTTATCAGCTATTTTTTTAAATCCATCTAATAATATTGTTGCTGTTTCTATACTCCTATGTTCTTTTTCTATCCAAAAACCCATCTCATGTAAAACTTTTGTATCTGCAAACCACCAGTTAGAAATTGAACCGCAAACAGCACCGACAACTTTTTTTTCATGCACCAAACATAAAACACATTCGTCTTCAATCATCTTTGCACCATAACGACTTGCTTTCATCATATTTATAGGTGGGAAAACCATATCAGCATTTTTTATCATTTTGACAACAAACTCTTGAAGTATCTTAATATGTTCTTTTTTTGCTTTGATAATTTTATATTTAGGTGTTGTCATTTTGTTTACCCCATTCTAAATCAACAATTAAAGAATTTGAAAATTCAAAAAATTTGTCTCCACTAAATTGTATCTGTTGAGAATTATCGTTAGTTCTTCTACCTCTTTTCATTTCAAAATTAGCCCAATGGTTTTGGCAAGTGACCATCAATGTGCTTGAGGTTGTTGTTTCATTGACTGTGTAACTTGAAATATATCCAAGAAAAATCTTAAAAGGGTTATTAATTAATCCCCCACTATCATTCAAGTAAGCACGAAATATTGTAACTGGTCTATGAATATGATTATTTAATAAAAACAATGCAAGAAATGTTTGATCTACTCCAGTTAGATTAAATGTGACATTTGATGTTGATATTTGACTTGATTCAGTTATTGATGGAATATTTACCAAATCCGCAGATGCAGTGTATGTATTGCTGTCGTATGTAATATCAAAGTATGCACTTGTTCTGTAATATGTAGTTCCGCCTATCTCAAACTGTATTAAATGTATTTGATCTAAATGATCGGTTGCTAGTTCCGTTTGAAGATCAGAATGTAATCCTCTTGACATTAAATAACCTCAATAAACTTCATTTCATATCTAAAAAAAGCATCACTCGGTATTCCGAACTCTTGAATATCATTACTTAATGCAACTGTAAATGGAACACTATCATAGACGACAGTTTCGCTATCAGATAAAGCAGTAGTCAATGGTGGCTCTATCGTTACTGTTGCCGCATTACTTGAAGATGTAACATCTGAAACAACCATATAAACTTTATTATGACCGCCAAACTTAATAAAATCACCAGCTTTAAATCTACCTGATCCGTCAGCCGCAAATGCGTCCATAGCAATAGTCGTATCACCGACACTATGCGATCCGTTTACCACGACTGTCCCTGTCTCTACTCCTAAAGCATCATCTATGATTACAGGAGTAAATTGAAAACTCTCTTTCTTTCCTCTTTGACTTACAATAAAAGCCATAATTGGAGCAAACTCTGATCTTGTCATTGGTGGAAAACTAACTTCCATTGACCATCTTTGGTTTTGTAACTGTCTAGCTTGTCTCCTACCTGATATTGCAACACTAACCATAGTTGTTTGGTTAGATTTAATATTAATACTAGATGGCTCTGGGCTTGATGGAAAACTACCACTCATACAATATTACTTTGTCCTTTCTGATTTCTAGCTGAGTTAATCATATTTACGATCTGTGCTTTTCTCGTATCTAATAAAGCACCAAAACCTTTTGCATCAACTGTGTTGATATTAAAAATTATGTGAGTTGGTGCAGACTCTAATTGATGATTAGGTGTTACTGTTCCAGCAGTCGCTGGTGTAAATAATTCTGGACCTTTTTCTCCAACTAAGAATGGTGAGTTGGCAACCCTTACTCCACCAAATTCTGCTGGTGGTTGTTGTGATCTGATTGCATTTACTTGCCCCATACCCATTGCTAAGTTTGCCGCCGCTACAACAAAGTTAAATGGTGCTGGTATATTTGAGAGTGCATTCGTCACAGATGAGAAAGTTTGCATCATTGCTTTACCAATTTCAAATGCTTGAACTATCCTAAATGCTTTTTTACTATGTGATGCGTTTGCTCTTGCCGCTTGTTCAAGGTGGTGCATTGTACCTTTTAACTTATCTTTTTCAGACATTTTTTGAAAATCTACTTCTTGAAATTTTCCCTTTTTAAAATTATCTAATTGATTTAAGTCAAATTGTTTTCTTTTCTCAGCCGCCTCTTTGTGTATTGCAGTAACTTTTTCTTGAAAAGTTTGCTCCATTGCAACTTTTGTCTCATGCAACTGATTAAATAAAACTAATTCTTCTTCTGAAAGTTCCCTTGTTTTTCCTAATTGTGCATCTGCTCTTATTTGACCAAGTTTAACGAGTTGCTCATGCACCATAGCAAACTCTTTGTCATTTTTTTCAGTAAGTAACTCTAACTCTGTTTTATTTGCTTGAATAATCCCAGTTAAGTCTTTACTAGCTTTTATTTCATCTCTTGGTTTACGCTTGAATGAATTCATTCTAGCTTGTTCTTGAATAATTAAAGCCTCCTCGTCTGCTATAGCTTTTCTCTTATCTAGAGTCTTTTGAAGCGTTCCAATTAATTCGTTTTGAGCATTTATTTGATTTTGAATACCTTTTTTAGTTTGACCAGATGCTTTTGCTAAATCTATTTCAAGCTCTTTAATTTTATCTTTTGCCGCTTCAATTTGACTTGTAATATCTAAAGAACCAACACCAGCTAGACTTTCTAATGTTACTTTCGTTTCATTTAATCTAGCATTTAAAGCAACAATCAATCCAGTAAAGACTGCAATGCCACCAAAAATAATATTTGCTTTTGTAGCTGTGTTAAAGGCAATCATAGCCGTTCTCATTTGCATGATTGAAGTAGCTATTCCAGCAAAAATTGTAGCTACTTTAAGTGCTATTATCCCAGCAAAGACTCCTTTTATGATATTTAAATTGTCTTTTAATAATACGACTGCTTTTACAGTACCCTGAACTGCACTTGATAATTTTCTTCCTATGGCTTGAGCTAGTGCCTCTGTTTGTCTTTCGTTGTTTTCAAAGAATGTATTTAAACTGCCAAATGCCTTTTTAAGTTCTGTAAAAAATGTTTCATTTATCTGATTTTTAAAGGTGAATAATTTATCACCAAGCATTGAAACAGTACCTTCAAATGTGTTTGCTAGATCATTGGTTGCATCTCCAAATCTTCCACCATTACCAAATACTTCTTCAAATCTTTTTACTGTTTCTTCAATAGATACTGTTGCACCTTGTTGGAAACCTAATAAACTTCTTACACCTTTTTCTCTAAATACATCTGCGGCGGCTATACCACCACTAAATGCTCTTTGTATTTGCGATGCTGTTGTTTGGAAATCTAAACCAGTAACAGCCGCAACATTACCAGTAATTTCTAATATTCTTGATAAGTCGTTTGCGTCTTTTGAGACAACCGCTAAGTTACCAGATGCAGCACTTATTTCTTCTAGACTAAATGGAACTCTACCAGCAAATTTTGCAAGGTTATCAAATGCTACTTTACCTTCTTTTGCAGAACCAAATAAAAACTTAAATCTTACTCTTAAACTCTCAACTTCTTTACCAGTACGGACTAAATTTGTTATTAATCTCCCACCGCCAACTGTAGCCAAAGCCGCACTTACAGCAAGAGCCGCAGTCTTAAGTCCACCTAAACCTTTTTTTGATTGGTCTATGGCTCTTTTGGTCTTATCTCTTGCGACTATATCTATATTAACTTTTTTTGTCATTTATCTCCTAGATTTAGCTTTCATTTTAGCTACATTCATTTCGTGGGTTTCTTTTTTATTTTTATCTTGTAAAAAGATTAGCCAAGTCATAAATTCTTCTTCAGAAAACTCTAAGACTTGGTGAATAGGTAATTTTAAATAATCAGCTAATTGCACGACTAATCCATAGTCAGTGTCGCTATCTATTTTTTTTTAATATCTTCTTTTGAGGGTGATTGCATAAGCCAAGTTGCTATATCTGCAACAATGTCAGGATCAGCTTTATTCATCAATGTAATTTTGTGTTCAAGAGTAAATAAATTTTTACCTTGATCGTCTAATGCTAGTTCAATTAAAACATATGCCAGACCTTCGATAGTATCAGCTTCCATTTTTTTCAAGAGCCTACCTTTTTTCTTTAAAGTTAATGGTTGTTTAAATATTTTTAAATCCCATTCTTCAATAAATCTAGACTCACCTTTATCAAGGGCAATAAAATGATCTCTGATCTTGTCGATTGCTGACATATGTTTTTTATATAATAATTAACTTATTGTGTCAAATTATACTGTTGTTCTAGTTAATCCACCAGTGCCTTGAACAGATATCGATTGTCTAATCGTATCATCCATAGTAACAGCAGTTGAATTTCCAGTTACAATACAAGCACCTTGCAGTACAAAATCCCCACTATCGTTACCCTCTGGGTGTAGGAATATATTTACTGATGCACCCTCGATCAAAGTTCTTTGACCATCTGTATCTGTTTCGTCAAAATGACACTCTATTGTTGCTGTAAATGATGATCTACTTGCAACAAATGATTTTGCTGAGTTTGCTAGTGCAGTTGTTTCGATGACATCAGCAGTCGTTTCAACAGTAAATCCTGTTACTTCTGCTACTGTGTTTCCGCCAACCTTTACTAGACCAGCACTTCCTGTATGTACAGCCATTA